GAAGATTATCATGGTAATAAAAGAGAAGAACATGATGATGTTCATATCAAGTTTGGCGACATGGACAAAGACTTTCTAACTTCATGGTATCGTGATGAAATAAAGGCAAAAGGTCTTGACGCTGACTATGAGGTTAGATTGGGCGACAACTACGAAAAAAGAAATCCAACTTATTACAATAGTGAAAGTGCAGTAAATAAATTTTTGGGTTTCGGTAGTCGTAATGATGTAAGTAAAACTCAAATGTTTCCTAAAGACGAGTGGGATAATGATTTCAAACTTTGGGTAATTGGAACTTCTTATTGTCATTCTCGTAAGTTTGTTGCAGATCAAGAAACTTTTAAATTTTTTGAAGGTTTTAAAACTGCACAACAAGAAGTAGTAAGAACTCATCAAGCTATGTTTGAACATGTAAATAAAAAAATGGAAAAACTAAAACTTGGTTTGAAATCTTACAGATACTTTGATCAAGCAAAAGAACTAGCTGATAGACTTGGTGTGGTTTTAAATGAAAGTGTATTAGACGCACATTCATCTATGGCATTATCAATTTATAGTCCAAGTAATTTAGCTGATCTTTTAACTGATGAGGTTGAACAAACTAGAGAGGAAAAAATAGCGATTGCAAAACAACTGCTACAAGAACAACAAAATAGTTTAAATTAACTATTGACAAGGGCTATCCTATATTATAGGATAGTCCTATAACAGAAAGGTAAAAATGATAAAAGATAAACAATTTAAAATTACTTTTTGGGCTAAGAAGCACAAAAAACATATTACAAGAAATGCAAAGTGGACAGACCTTTGTAGATATTTTACATCTAAATCTGGTGTACCTTGTATTACTTACTATGATCAAGACGCACAAGGATATAGAACTGCAACTACAACATGGAAAGTGAGTTTATAAGATGAGCGAGTTTAATTGGTGTCATGGTCCGAGTTGCCACAAATCTCATACAGTTGACCGAGTGCGAGGTGTCAAGGGCTCAAAGGTTTTAAGAACTAGAAAAGTTACAATTAATCGTTGGAATGAAAATAATTATTGGCGTTTCTTTTGTAGTCAAGGTTGTATGCATAATTTCGTACAAGAAAATATAGATGAATTTATTAGGTTGCACCCTAGGACCGAGTGTCTAGAAACACCGATTGAAAACCCTAAGAAAACAACACATGGTTATTATGGTTATAGTCAATGGGATATAAAGGTTGACGAAAGCAGACAAAGTTGATAGGATAATCCTATTAACGAAAGGTATAATATGATAACAAGAAGTAACAGAAAAAACTCAACAGAGAAAACAGAAGAACGTAAGAACAGATTCAACGGTGAGTCTGTAATGCTTACAAAAGAAGAGTCTATCATTCATGATAGAATATTCATCAATGAGTTAGCAGCTACACTAGAGGACAAAGCAGCAGGCGTTGACGGTACGTCAAAGCTTTGGGACAAAGTACGTAAAGATATAAACTACTTCAGACAAAACAACGCTGATGCATACATGGTTCTATTAGACTAGAGCCAACCTTTCTTGCCCTGGTACCACTAATAGAGGTACCAGGGCTCATCCAAAATTTGCAATTTTTTATTTTAACTAATCACCTTTTGTAAAAAAGGGGTCCCAATATTTGACATATATGCTAAGTTTTATACATTGACATCCATGAAATACTTTTTAAAGATTTTAAAATTAACCTGTAAAAATTTTGTGAAAATTTAAAACTTAATGAACTTAGATAAAGAAAAATTAAAAAAATTTGAAAAGCTACCACCAGATGTAAAAAGAGAACTAGCTCTTTACATGAACAAATGGAAAGAAAAGAAAAAGGAGTCTCAGATTCAAAATGACTTTATGGCTTTTGTAAAACACGTTTGGCCTGATTTTGTAGAAGGATCTCATCACAAACGAGTAGCAAAAAAATTTAATGATATTGCAACCGGAAAAGTAAAACGTGTTATTATTAATATGGCACCTAGACACACTAAGTCTGAGTTTGCATCTTACCTATTACCTGCTTGGATGGTAGGCCGTAATCCTAAATTAAAAATTATTCAATCTACAAACACAACTGAATTATCTGTAAGGTTTGGTCGTAAAGCAAAACAACTTATGGATTCACAAGAATACAAAGAAGTATTTCAAACAAGATTAAAAGAAGATAGTCAAGCTGCTGGTAAATGGGAAACACAACAAGGCGGTGAATATTATGCTGCTGGTGTTGGGTCTGCAATTACTGGTCGTGGTGCCGATCTTTTGATTATTGATGATCCACATACTGAACAAGATGCAATGAATGCGCAAGCGTTAGATAGGACTTACGAATGGTATACATCTGGTCCACGTCAACGTCTTCAACCTGGTGGGACAATTGTAATTGTAATGACACGATGGAATCAAAAAGATTTAGCTGGTAGATTAATCTCTGCACAAAAAGAACCTAAAGCGGATCAATGGGAAGTAATCGAGTTTCCTGCAATCTTACCTTCTGGTAAGCCCCTGTGGCCTGAATACTGGAGCATAAAAGATTTAGAATCGGTCAAGGCTTCTATACCCCTTTCAAAATGGAATGCACAGTACATGCAGAATCCAACCGGCGAAGAAGGAGCATTAATCAAACGTGAATGGTGGCAAGATTGGGAAGGAGACATACCACCACTAGAACATGTAATACAATCTTACGATACAGCGTTTATGAAAAAATCTTCTGCTGACTATTCAGCAATAACAACATGGGGAGTCTTTACACCTCATGAAGATAGTGGTCCTTGTTTAATATTAGTAGATGCTATGAAAGGCAGATACGAGTTTCCTGAATTACGTCGTATTGCTATGGATCAATACGGATACTGGAATCCGGAAACAGTGATTATTGAATCTAAGGCTTCTGGACTACCTCTGACATATGAACTAAGAAAAATGGGGATTCCAGTAATTAACTTTACACCAAGCAAAGGAAATGATAAACATACTAGAGTTAACAGTGTTTCTCCACTGTTTGAGTCAGGACGTATTTATGCGCCTAAAGAAATGGAATTTGCACAAGAAGTCATTGAAGAATGTGCAGCGTTTCCATATGGCGACCACGATGACTTGGTCGACTCGATGACTCAGGCTGTGATGAGATTCAGACAAGGTGGTTTGATACAACACCCTGAAGACTATCAGGATGAAGAGCTGCCACAGAAACAAAGGACGTATTACTAATGGGACAACTTGCAAAATTTTTACTATCACTTAGCAACCTAGTTAGAACTGGTGGTATTAGAAAAATAGAAGATGCTTTCAACATAGCTAAACAAGAGTTTGGTGAAGTGACACCATTGCTTAGAAAACAAATCGAAAGAATATTTGCTAGAGGCAAGAAACAGGAACCAGGAATTAAAAAAGAAGGTGAAGTTATTTCTATCAAAAGGGATAAAAATAATCTTACAGAAGACGATCCTATGGGTGATTTAGAAAAAATTGTAAAAGGTGAAGGAAATGTAGGTTTACCAAAAAAGGATCAGGCCTCAGGGCTTGAAAGCTTAAAGAATCCATACAGGCCAGGAGGTGGTTTAGATCCCATAGAAGGTATGACAAGAACAGCTGCAAGAGTTGTATTAGGTAGACGTGGAATTGATATACCAGAAAAAAAAGATCCAATAGATATATTTGAAGAAAATTTTGGTGGTGATGCATTGATGGATTTAAGAGATGTTGGAGAAGAATTACTTGAAAAAGAAAGAACTGGTAGAATTACTGAAAGCATGGGTGAGTTTTTAGATTCAAGAGGTATGTTTGATATAAAAATAAATAAAGATGCTCCTAAAGGCATATCTAATGAAGAAATGTTAGATTTAATAAAGGGAGAAGAGATGGCTCCTAAAATGACTGAAAGATTTAAATTAAGACAAAAATATCCAGGAATTAATGACGAGCTATTAAGTGATATTATAGATGATCCTGACCCACAAAATAAAGCTGAAGCATTAGCTACACTTGATGAAGCTATGAAATTACTTGAAGAAGGAAAAGGAACTGATGAAATAATTAGTATCTTAGAAAAACTTAAAAAGACTAGAAGAGATAATGCCGAAGGTGGTTTAAATTATTTAATGGGGATGTAATGAAGATAGGCGAATACGAACAGATGATGGCCTATCTAACTCGTCCAGGTCTAAAAGATGGAACTCCTCCGATTCCTAAACCAAAACCTTTCACACTAGAACAGTTTCAAAAAAAAGCAGATCTTTATATCAAAGGAGCATTGGGTGGATTTGATAAACGTGAGATGATTAATTTACTTCAGAAACAATTAGATAAAGTTGAAGAATCTGAAAGCATTAATAAACAAGAAGCACTTAAATTTATTAAAGAAAGAACTCAACAGCTAAAAGATTTCATAAAAGAAAATCCAGGTGAAACATTACCTGGTTTGGGTAGAGAAAATTTTCAAGACGGAACACCGGGTAAAAGTGCTTTTAGAAAACCTTTTCCTCCTGAAATAGAAAAACAAATAATTAAACTTCATCAAGTAGATAAAATGGGAGCACAGGCTATTGCAGACGAATTAGGTTTAAGTAGATCACCTGTTGGTAAAAGAATAACTGCATTAAAAAAAGAAGGCAAAATAAAAGATATTCCTTACGCAGAAAGAAAAGCATCTATAGATCAAAGAGGTGATTTGTTTGGTAAAGCTCCTGGAGAAAAATATTTAACTGTAAGAGAGATAAGAGATGTAGATAGAAAAGCTGTAGATAAATCTACGGGTAAATCATTATATAACATACCAGAAAAAGCAAAATTTAAAGTAAACTTTGGAAACACTGGTGCAAGGTTTGCAGATATAACAAATATACCCGAAGAATTTATAGGTGTTAAATATTTCAATACTAAAGAAGCTGCAGAAAAAGCTCTTGCTAAAAGAAAAAAATTAAAATTAATAGGAGATGAAGATCCTGATCCAATAAGAAGAAAAGCTAATAAAAAGAAATACGATTTAGTAAAAGAAGTATCTGATAATAATATTGAAAGAATTCTAGCAGATTTTAAAAAAGGTCAACCTTTAGAACAAGCTCACCGTTTAAGTTTAAATCAAGTTAAAAAAACAGGTGAAATGTACAATGTAATGAATTTAGGATTAGATTTTGATGATCCTAAACTTGTGCAGATAAATAACGAACTTGTCAAACCTTATGAAAACAAACTAAAACAATTATATACAGAACAAAATAAACTTTATAAAAAAGCTAGTAATTTAAAAACCATACCTAAAGAGTTACAAAAACAAATAGAATTTAATAATTTAAAAATATCTTCTGTAGTTGATTTAGCAGGAGGTAGAGTTCAAGGTCTTCAGTTAGACGAGGTTACTTTAAAACCAAAGGTAACTGGTGTTAATTATGCAAACGTTTTAGGTTTTGGTATTTATGACAAACCTGTAAAAGAACTAACAGATGTTGACAGAGCAGGAATAGGTGCTGTTATGCAGGGACAAATTGAAAATGAAAAAAGAACTGCAGGAAAAACAGCTGAAAAATTATTTCAAAACAAACAATTTTTAAAAGATGTGGATAAACTAGCTGTACAATCAATGGTGCCTGGCATGACAACAGCAGACAAAATACCTACACCAGATAAAACTAAAACAAGAGATATGTTTAAAAATTTTGAAATAAGAACGAATGAACTTGGATCTAATCTTGGTTTATTAAGAGGTGTAGGCGAAACCTTAAAAGCCATACCTACTCCAACAGGAACACTAGCACTTACAGCAGGCTTTGGTGTTGATCCAACTTCTGCAATAGATAGAGCTACATTAGGACTTGAAGCTGCGCTCGCACCTGATCTTGTAAAACAAACAAGTAGGTTAACCTCTAATCCAATTGTACAAAAGTTTTTTAATTTAGGTTTATCTCCAGCAAACGCAATGCGAGTAGCAAGAGTTGCGCAACCACTTGGATTGTTATCTTTAGCAGGCGAAGGTCTTTATCAATTAGGTAAAAGAGGTGCTGCTGAAAAAGCAAAACTAGATGCAATGACACCTTTTCAAAAACAACAATACTTGGCTGGTGAAATAGAACCTTTGATGGATGAAGGCGGTATGGTTGATATTAGTCGTGAAGGTTTTGCAGATGGACCCGATGATCCAAGTAAAAGAAAATTTGTAAAAATTATGGGAGGCCTTGCATCATTACCAGTAATAGGTAAATTTATAAAAATAGCTGAACCCTTAGCTCCAGCTGTTTCAAAAGCTATAGATGAAATACCTGATTTTATAACTGACCTTATTAAAAAAGTTAAAACAAAAGCCGAAGCAACTGGAATGAAATTTTTTACCGGTAATAGATCCGATGAATTTGCTGATGTTTATAAAGCAGATGGTTATACTGTTACAGAACAAGGTAACAAAGTAACAATTGGTAAAAGAAAAGAATCAGGCGAAATGATAGAAAAAGATATGGAAATGGAAATAGAAACCGATCCTGAAACCGGAGGCTTGATTTATAGAGAAGCTACAGCTAGACCTGATGCAGAAGGCAAACTTAAAGATGTAGAAGAATACATTGATGAAATTGATTTAGAAGATATGAAAAAATATACATACGATGACTAGATTAGGAAAAAAATCAGGTCCGCCACCAAAGTCTGGACCCATGCCACAAGGCTTGAATTTATCCTATAATACTGTTAAACATGTAAAACTTACGGAGAAAATAAATGGCAACAGACAAATCGCTTCCAAACGAACCAAGAAAAACATTTGAAGTTCCAGGTGAAGAAGAAATACAAGAACAGATAGTTGAGACAGTTGAAGAACAACAAGAGTCTCCTGGTCCTGTAGAAGTACAAGAAAACGAAGATGGATCAGTAGATATTGATTTAGATCCAGGTGCAGCATCGCCAGAGGGTGGTGATGAACATTATGCAAACCTAGCAGATTTTTTACCGGAAGAAGTTTTAGGAAGACTTGCTTCAGATTTAAATGCAAAATATCAAGACTACAATTCTTCAAGAAAAGATTGGGAGCAAACTTATACAAAAGGTTTAGACCTTTTAGGTTTTAAATATGATAATAGAACTGAGCCTTTCTCAGGTGCATCAGGTGCAACTCACCCAGTTCTTGCAGAAGCTGTCACACAGTTTCAAGCATTAGCATACAAAGAATTACTACCAGCTGATGGTCCAGTTAGAACACAAATTTTAGGAACACCATCCGCTGAAAAAACAGATCAAGCACAACGTGTTGAAGATTATATGAATTACGAAATCATGGAGAGAATGAAAGAATATGAACCTGAGTTCGACTCCATGTTATTTCATTTACCTCTTTCAGGTAGTACATTTAAAAAAGTTTACTACGATGAAATGGAACAAAGAGCTGTAAGTAAATTTGTTCCAGCAGATGATTTAATTGTTCCGTATACAGCTACCTCATTAGATGATGCGGAAGCAATTATTCATCGTGTAAAAATTTCTGAAAACGATTTAAGAAAACAACAAGTTGCTGGTTTCTATAGAGACATAGAAATTGGAAAACCTGCAGATAAAGAAACTGCGGTTGAACAAAAAGAAAGAGAACTTGAAGGTGTAACTAAAACTGCAAACGAGGATGTCTACACTTTATTGGAGTGTCATGTTGATTTAGATTTAGAAGGTTTTGAACATACAGATCAAAATGGTGAGCCGTCAGGAATTAAGATTCCATACATTGTAACTCTTGAAGAATCATCAAGAGAAATATTATCTATCAAAAGAAATTATGAGATAGGTGATCCAAATAAAAATAAAATACAATATTTTGTACATTTTAAATTTTTACCTGGTCTAGGTTTTTATGGCTTTGGTTTAATTCACATGATTGGTGGTTTGTCAAGAACAGCTACAGCTGCATTAAGACAGTTACTTGATGCCGGAACCCTTTCTAATTTACCTGCAGGATTTAAGATGCGTGGTATTAGAATCAGAGACGATGCACAATCAATTCAACCAGGTGAGTTTAGAGATGTTGATGCACCGGGTGGTAATCTAAGAGATTCATTTATGATGCTTCCGTTTAAAGAACCATCACAGACTTTATTGTCGTTGATGGGTGTTGTGGTTCAAGCAGGTCAAAGATTTGCATCAATCGCTGATATGCAAGTTGGAGAAGGAAATCAAAATGCTGCAGTTGGAACAACAGTTGCTCTTTTAGAAAGAGGATCAAGAACAATGTCGGCGATTCACAAAAGAATTTACTCTGCTTTAAAAAATGAATTTAGAATTATGGCTAGAGTATTCAAGTTATATCTACCTCAAGAATATCCGTATGATGTAGTTGGGGGTCAAAGAATGATTAAACAAACAGACTTTGATGATAGAGTAGATATATTGCCAGTTGCTGACCCCAACATTTTTTCACAAACACAGCGTATATCCCTCGCGCAATCAGAACTGCAACTGGCACAATCTAATCCACAAATGCACAACATGTATCAAGCATATAGAAATATGTATGAAGCATTAGGTGTAAAAAATATTGATCAAATATTAGTTAGACCACAACCACCACAACCAATGGATCCTGCTTTAGAACACATACAAGCATTAAGTGGAGGACAGTTTCAAGCATTTCCTGGTCAAGATCATAGATCACATATCACAGCACATTTAAATTTTATGGCAACTAACATGGCTAGAAATAATCCGATGGTGATGGCTAGTTTAGAAAAAAATATTTTTGAACATATTAGTTTAATGGCTCAAGAACAAGTTGAACTAGAGTTTAGAGATGAGCTAATGCAGTTACAACAAATGCAAATGCAGATGCAAGCTAATCCAATGATGGCTCAACAGATGCAAATGCAGATTATGCAGTTGACTCAAAAGATTGAAGCAAGAAAAGCTCAACTAATTGCTGAAATGATGGAAGATTTCATGAACGAAGAGAAGAAAATCACTTCACAATTTGATAATGACCCTATTGCTAAGCTTAGAGCAAGAGAATTAGACCTTCGAGCACAAGAAAATGCTAGAAAAGAGAAGGAAGGTGAAGACAGATTGAACCTTGATAAGATGAAAGCTATGATGGCACAAGAAAATACTGATGAAAAACTAGAACAGAACGAAGAATTAGCAAAATTAAGAGCTGATACATCAATTCAAAAGACTGTTTTAGGAAAAACACTGCCAAGTTCAGATCAAATGATGCCAAAAGTAGATATAATTAGGAGTGATAATTAAAAAATGGATAAAAAACAGAAAAAAGTTGCAAAAGTGATGCGAGAGTTTAAAAAAAAGAAGCTTTCTATCGGAAAATCTGATAAGAAAGTAAAAAATCGTAAACAAGCGATAGCAATTGCTTTGAATGAAGCAGGAATAAGGAGAAAAAATGGAAAAACTAGATAATATAACTGATGTAAAAGTTAGTGAGCAACAAACTGAGGTAGATTCTAGATCTAAAACTACTCGAAACGAAGCTTACAACTTAATTGGCACTGGTGGACCTGAAGAAGAAGTACAAGGTCAAGGCGCAGTGTTACCAGAAAAGAAAAGAAGATCTAAAGCGTACTAAATTATGTGGTTCAGTGCAATTAAACTAGCTCTAAACGCTGGTAGTCACATCTATAAGAAAAAACAAGAGACTAAAATGATGATGGCTAACGCTCAAGCAGCTCATGCAGAAAAAATGGCAAAAGGAGAACTTGAATACAGTGGCAAACTTTTAGAGGCAAGGCAATCAGACTGGAAAGACGAGGCGGTACTCGTAATTCTCACGCTGCCAATTTTGGTGATCGCTTGGGGAGTCTTCTCGGACGATCCGGGTGCATCAGAAAAGATAAAAATGTTCTTCGAACAATTCCAGCAGCTCCCGTCATGGTTCACAAATCTTTGGATCCTTGTCGTGGCGTCAATATATGGTATAAAGGGAACACAAATATTTAAAAACGGAGGAAAAAAATAATGCCTGGAACAATGATGAAAAGACCTATGTATAAAAAAGGTGGAAAAATGAAAAAGAAAAAATCATTTCCTGATATGTCAGGTGATGGTAAAGTAACTAAAAAAGATATTTTAATTGCAAGAGGTGTAATTAAAAAACCAATGAAGAAGAAGAAAAAATAATGTCCAACAGAAGATACAATTCACAAACTAGAAAAAAATTTTTTGGTGGTGGTAGTTCTAATAAAAAAATAGAACAACTAAAAAAACTTTTGGCTGGAAAAAATAAAAATAAAAAAGAAACTAAGAAAAAACCAGCTATGATGATGGTTGCAATGAAGGGAAAAAAATAATGGCAAAACTATGTCCTAGAGGAAAAGCCGCGGCGAAGCGTAAATTTAAAGTTTACCCGTCCGCGTATGCCTAACATGTATGCTTCAGCAGTATGTTCAGGTAAAGTAACACCAGGTGGCAAAAAGAAAAATAGAAAAAAAGCTATGGGTGGTGGAATGATAAGAACTGAACTTAGAGTTGGTGGACTTGCAAGACGTAAGAGAATGGGTTGTGCGTAGTTACTATTCAGAGGGGGGTCTAAGAAAATGGGTCAAGGACAATTGGGTCGATATTGCAAACAAAAAATCGGATGGCTCATACCCGAAGTGTGGAAGAAGTGGTGGAGAAAAAAGAAAAAATTATCCAAAATGCGTGCCCATTGCAAAAGCAAGAGCGATGACCAAAGGGCAACGTGCGGGTGCCGTAAGAAGAAAACAAGCAAAAGCGAATACAGGCCCTACACCTAGTAGAGCTGCAACATTTGCAAAGAAAAAGAAAAAAGCATAATGAGACGAGAGATGTATTCAAAAGGCACAATGCCTGCAAGAAATAAAAAAAATTTTAGACCTACTAAAAAAGGTGCTGGAATGACAGAGGCTGGAGTTAAAGCTTATAGAAGACTTAACCCTGGTTCTAAATTAAAAACAGCCGTGACAGGAAAAGTGAAGCCTGGATCAAAAGCTGCTAAACGTAGAAAATCATATTATTAAAGGATTGGGCAAAGCAGTTAAAGCTCATACTAAACAAGCTAAGATGTTGAAAGGAGCTATAAATGGCGGATCCAAAAAAGGGAACAGGAAAAAAGCCTAAAGGTTCTGGTAGAAGACTTTATACTGACGAAAATCCAAAAGATACAGTTAGTATAAAATTTGCTACGCCTGCAGATGCAAGAGCAACTGTTGCAAAAGTTAAACGTATCAGCAAACCTTTTGCTAGAAAAATACAAATATTAACTGTTGGAGAACAGCGTGCCAAAGTTATGAAAAAAAATAAAGTCGCTGCTATATTTAAAAAAGGAAAGGAAGCAATAAGAAATGCTAGATAAATTAATGTACAAATTTTTTGGTTTTTTAGATAATGCAATTGCATTTATTGAAACAGGCGCTATAAAAATGACCGAATGGTGTTGGCATTCAAGAGTTAATATATTACATAAAAAAAGAGAGTATAAGAAATGCGAAGAGCAATACTAGAAGCACTTAAAGCTAGATACGAAGCTGAGATTGCAGAAGCAGATGCTACTGCAAATATTTATTTAAATAACTCAGTAGGTATAGGTGAACATCCACAACATATAGAAGAAATAAATAAACAAATAGAAAAAATAGCTAACGCTAAAGAAAAAATAGACGTATTAGAAGAGTTTGAACCAGAGAAATCGGTATTATAATAAATGTTAGATAAATTAGTTTATAAATTTTTTGCTAGTCTTGACATTTTAAGTGTAAAAATAGATAATATTTGTTATGCGGGATACAAGAAAATTAGAAGCTTTTTCGAAAGAAAAAGAAAAAGAAAATAAACAAAAAATTCTTTTTAAGAATCTTAGAAAGGAAGTAGAGATAGGTGCGAATGGCACTCGAGACTACATAATTAAAGAAGGAATAAACAAAGGAAAAAAACCACATGTTACCTGAAGAAACAATAGTAATACATAGAATACAAAAATTTTTAAAAGAGTCTTATCAAGATATTGCAGATACCATGATAGGTGGTGGTATTGACAATATGGAAAAATACAAGTATATGATGGGACAGGCACATGCCTATTTAAAAATATCACAGGAAATCTCTAACCTGCTAGAACCAAAGGAGCAAAAAAATGACATTGAAAGATCAGAAAACGTTGTCCAATTCGGACCAAAAGACTAAATCTGCATTATTAGAAAAATATGAAAAACAAAATGCAGAGGCTAATCAAAAAGAAATTGATGGTTACGAACGTTTAAAGAAAAAAGAATCAAATAAATTACCTTCACCAACTGGATGGAGAATGTTAGTTCTTCCATTTAAAATGCCAGAAAAAACAAAAGGTGGACTATATCTTGGACAAGAAACTTTAGAGAGACAACAAGTAGGTTCTACTTGTGGTTTAATTCTTGCTATGGGTCCAAATTGTTATGATAAAGAAAAATTTCCAGAGGGACCTTGGTGTAAAAAAGGTGATTGGATAATTTTTGCAAGATACGCTGGATCAAGAATCCAGATAGATGGTGGGGAAGTAAGATTGCTAAATGACGATGAAGTTTTAGCAACCATCGAAAACCCCGAAGATATACTTCATCAATATTAACATAGGAGAAAACTATGCCTGACGTAGAAGAAAACAAAACAGTTGACATTGATACATCTGGTCCTTCAGTTGATGTTGAATTAGAAAATAATTCACAACAAATTGAAACACCAGAAGTAGAAACTGAGGCTGAAGATAAACGTACATATGAAAAAAAGAAAGATCATGGAACAGATATTTCTTATGAAAATGAACGTGAAGTTAAATTAGAAAAGAAAGAAGAGCCTAAAGAGGAAGATAAGAAAGAAAATGAATTAGAACAATACAGTGAATCTGTACAAAGAAGAATAGCTAAACTAACCCATAAATGGAGAGAAGCAGAGAGACAAAAAGATGAAGCAGCTGCATTTGCAAAAGCGCAAATAAAATTAAAAGAAGCAGCAGAAGAAAAGATCTCTAAACTTGAACCCGGATACCTGCAGTCTACAGAAGATAGCATTGTATCAGGAATTCAGGCAGCACAAGCTAAACTCGCTGCAGCTAGAGAAGCAAATGATTTAAAAGCTGAAGCAGAAGCTTTAACTGCAATATCTGAATTGGGTTATAAAAAAGCTAAACTCGAAGAGACTAAAGTGGCTCAAGAAGAGTTTAAAAAAAATAAGAAACCTGAACCAGAGTTTAAATTAGATCAAAAAATTAAACCACAACAAGCTCCAGATCCAAAAGCGGAAGCATGGGCAGCTAAAAACAGTTGGTTTGGTCAAGATAATGCTATGACTTATACAGCATTTGATTTACATAAAACTCTAACAGAACAAGAAGGTTTTGATCCACAGTCTGACGAGTATTATCAAGAAATTGATAAAAGAATAAGACTTGAATTTCCCCACAAATTTGGTAATAATGAATCCAACAATGGGGAAGTTTCGACCAAACCCGTACAAACAGTAGCTAGTGCGAAGCGAAGTACAAATACTGGTCGCAAAACCGTGAGACTCACACCGTCTCAAGTCGCAATTGCTAAAAAATTAGGTGTGCCACTTGAAGAATATGCGAAACAACTAAAAATCACGAAGGAGGTATAAGCATATGAATAATGAAAATGAAAAAAGAACTTCTCGTGCGAGTCAAACTAGAGAAAAAGAATCTCGAAAAAAAGTTTGGACTCCACCGTCATCTTTAGATGCACCCCCTGCGCCTACAGGTTTTCAACATAGGTGGATAAGAGCTGAAAGCTTAGGATTCCAAGATACGAAAAATATCGCTGGAAGAATAAGATCAGGATATGAATTAGTTAGATCTGATGAATATCCAGATTCAGATTATCCAATAGTTGAAGATGGCAAATACAAGGGAGTGATCGGAGTTGGTGGCCTTTTGCTTGCAAGGGTACCGGAAGAGATCGCAAAACAACGTTCTGAATACTATGTTAAACAAGGTAGAGAAAACGTTGAGGCAGTAGACAACGATCTTATGAAGGAGCAACATCCAAGTATGCCTATCAATATTGATAGACAGACTCGTGTAACCTTCGGTGGTACAAAGAAATCCTAACAGAATTCTTTTCCATCAAAGGATAAACTAAATAAATGTCTATAAGGAGGACACAACTATGGCAAATAAAGACGCTGCTTTCGGTTTAAAACCGATCGGAAAAGTTGGTCAGAATAGAGACAACGGTGGTTTATCCGAGTACAACATCGCTGCATCTGCAGACGCAATATATTTCAACGATCCAGTTGAAATGGCAAATACAGGTACAATTACTGTAGCCGCTGCGACTGATGTTTTATTAGGATCACTTACTGGTGTATTCTTTACTGATGCAACATCAAGCAAACCTACTTTTGCGAATCACTTAGACGCTTCCAACACTGCAACTGATATTGTTGGATTTGTTTCTGATGACCCGTACGAGAGGTTTGAAGTACAAAGTGCTGGTACACCTGCGCAAACCAATATTGGTAACTGTGCAGATATTGCGTACACAGCCGGTAGTTCACCAAACTATGTTTCAAAAGTAGAAGCTTCTGGAACAATGGCTGCGGGAACTGCGCAACTTAAAATAATCGGTGTTTCAAAAGATCCGCTTAATAACGAATTAGGTTCAGCTAATACAAACTTAATCGTTACTATTAACGAGCACTTCTTGAAACAAACCGCAGGTATCTAATAAGGAGTAAATAACTATGGCGATATCAAGAGGACAACTAGTTAAAGAACTAGAGCCAGGTTTGAATGCTTTATTCGGCCTGGAATATAAACGTTATGAGAATCAGCATGCTGAAATATACACTACTGAATCTTCAGACAGAGCGTTTGAAGAAGAAGTTATGTTATCAGGTTTTGCTCAAGCTCAAGTTAAACCAGAAGGAAGTGGAGTAACTTTTGACAATGCTCAAGAGACTTTCACTGCAAGATATACACACGAAACTGTGGCTCTTGCCTTCTCTATAACTGAAGAAGCGATTGAGGATAACTTGTATGACAGACTTGCTAGTAGATATACAAAAGCATTAGCTAGATCTATGGCGAATACTAAACAAGTTAAAGCTGTTAATCCATTAATCAATGGATTCGGTTCTTTCACTTCAGGTGATGGTTCGGCGTTGTTTGCAACAAACCACCCAACTATCTCTGGTACTGTATCTAATACATTAGCTACAGCTGCTGACTTGAATGAAACTTCATTAGAGCAATCATTAATTGACATTGCTGCATTTACAGACGAAAGAGGTCTGAAAGTTGCTGCAAGAGGTGTTAAAATGATTATTCCTTCTGAGTTACAATTCACTGCAGAGAGATTAATGAAATCTCAAGGTAGAACTGGAACAGCAGACAATGATGTAAACGCAATCGTATCTATGGGTATGATTCCACAAGGTTACAGAGTTAATAACTTTTTAACTGACCCGGATGCGTTCTACATTATCACTGATGTACCTAATGGTATGAAGATGTTTGACAGAGCCCCAATTAAAACGGCTATGGAAGGCGACTTCGATACTGGTAACGTAAGATACAAAGCTAGAGAAAGATACTCATTTGGTGTATCTGACTTTAGAGGTATTTACGCATCACCAGGTGCATAATAATTAATTTGAATGAGGCGAGACACAATCTCGCCTCATTTAGAAAGTAAAAAGAAATAATCATGAAAAAATTTATAGTTACAATAAACGCATACGATTACTACGCAAAATTTGAAGTATCATCTAATGATGATCCTATTTCCCTTGAACAAGCAATAGTTGACAAACTAGGACTAAATGATATAAAATGGGAATATGTTGGAGAAAAAGTATATGACTCCAATAAATACAGAATAACCTATGAGGAGGTTATAAATGACGATGCAACCGCACATCCAGGATCTTTACAAACAAAAGGAGACACTGGACCTAAAATGGAAGCAAGAGCATCTTAATCAAGGTAAATATACTTTGAATATGGTAAGGATCGACGACCAAGTTAAAAAGATCGTACAACATATTAAAAAGGCTGAGGCTAAAGAAGCTCACCTTAGAAATAAAGTTGATGCCATTGCTCCACAAGTTTCTGTAGCTACTTAAATAAAAAGCTACATCGTTGAATAAATTCAATTCACATTACAGGCTCTCTTGCACTCTATTAAAAACTAGTATATAAAAACTTTACTATACAATTAAATTAGAACATAGACGCGTATAGTCGACGGCCTAGAGACTATGTTCGGAAACTAGGAGGATATAATTATGGCAAATACTACATTTGACGGACCGGTAAGATCGAGAAATGGTTTTCAATCAATCGGACCAGGATCAACTGTTGATCTAACCTTAGCAACTGATTTAACTGTTGCTGCTCATGCAGGAAGAGTTGTAACTATGGATCCAGCTGGAACACCAACTGCGATTACGTTACCAACTATTAATGCTTCAGCAGACGGTGCATCAGCTGGCCCAGGAAGTGATCCAAATAATCCAAGTACAATTGGAACTACTTTTGAAATTTTTTTCAAAGACAATTTTACTGGATCAATTTCAACTGACGGAACTGACAAATTTGTTGGTTCAGTTATGGTTGGTGTTAATGATGGTTCAAAAAAAGCTTTTGTACCTGCAGCATCAAACGACGTTGTTAATTTACTTGGAGAAGCTGGATCTGGTAATGCTACTAAAGGTGGTTTAGCAGGATCTAGAATCAAGTTTACTGCAATCGCAGACAATCAATACTTGGTTGAAGGTTTGTTAATTGGTGATGGCACAATTGTTACACCATTTGCAGACAGTTAATAAATAATTAATGTGGGCCTTCGGGCCCACTAAATTTTAATAGGAGAACAAAATATGAAGGGTGACGTAAAAGCAGTTAGAGTTACAGGCACTGGTGCAGTTTTTGCTGGAAGAACTAGATTAAGAGGAATGATTTTAGCCTCTGATGGATCTGGAGCTGGGTCAATAACTTTACAAGACAACACAGATAGCACAACTTTATTTCAAGGAGACTGTCCTGAAGGCGATGTTTTTTCATTCAATGTACCTGAAGATGGAATTTTATTTGCAGGTGGAATGAAAGTTTCTGCAATTGCTAATTTAGTAGGCGCAACATTATTGATAGATAAGTAAGAGGTTTAAATGGCAACTTCTGGTACAACAAAATTTGAATCTACATTTAGTATTGATGATATTATTACTGAAGCGTATGAAAGATTAGGTCGTTTTGATTATTCAGGAAATGATCTAAAATCTGCAAGGCGTTCTTTAAATATTATGTTTCAAGAATGGGCAAACAGAGGTTTACACTATTGGGAAGTAAAAAATAATTCAATCACATTAGTAAATGGTCAATCTGTTTACACTATGTTTAGATCGTCTGCTGATGGAACATCAGATGCTACAGCTGTTTTTGGTGTAGATGATATACTAGAAGCAGTATATAGAAACTCTTCATCAGTTGATTTTCCTCTTACAAAAATAAATAGATCTGCGTATCAAGGTTTGTCAAACAAAACTCAAACAGGTGTGCCTACACAATACTACGTTCAAAGATTTATTGATAAAGTTACAATTACTTTGTACCTAACTCCTGGTTCAAGTGAGGCAGGTAATTTTTTAAATTATTATTATGTAAGCAGAATACAAGATGCTGGTAATTATACTAACGAAGCAGATGTGCCTTATAGATTTGTACCTTGTATGGTTTCAGGTTTAGCTTACTATCTTTCACAAAAAATAAATCCACAACTTACACAACAAATGAAACTATTATATGAAGATGAATTAAAAAGAGCACTAGAAGAAGATGGTTCTGCTTCAAGTTCTTTCATAACACCAAAAACTTACTATCCAAATGTCTAATTTATCTAGAGGAAAATATGCACAATTTATATCTGATCGTTCCGGTCAAGCGTTTCCATATTCAGAAATGGTTATAGAATGGAATGGATCAAGAGTTCATGTTTCAGAATTTGAAGCAAAACATCCACAACTAGAACCAAAACCAACTACAGCTGATGGACAAGGTTTAAGAAACGCAAGACCTGCAAGAACTGAACCAGCTACACAAAGTTTATTACCAAGTAATCCTTTTAATATTACTTCAGGAAGCACAACTATATCTGTAAACGAACCAAATCATGGAAGAACAACTGGAGACATTGTTGTGTTTAGAAATGTAGATGGAAGTCCCGGAGGTCTGGCATATACAGTATTTGAAAATACTACAGGATTTAGTATAACTGTGGTAGATACAAATAATTATACTTTTACATTAGGATCAACACCTACGGTAACAGGAAAATTTGGAGGAACAACAGTAACTGCAGGACCAGTTACATTAACACCATGACTTATTCAGAACTATTACAAAAAATTAGAGACTACACAGAAGTTAGTTCAAACGTTTTAACAGATTCTATTCTTAATGGAATTATAGAAAATGCTGAATGGAGAATATTCAGAGATGTAGATTCTGATAATAATAAAAGATATGCAACAGCAAATTTAATTACAAACCAAAGATTTATAGATACTCCATCAGATTTATTAGTTGTGAGGTCAGCTCAAATTGTTGATTCTGATGGTGTAGGTCAAGCAAATAATAGAGATTTTTTAGAATTTAGAGATACCAGTTTTATGTCTGAATTTAATCCAGTTGAGTCTACAGGAGTTCCAAAATACTACGGTATGTGGGATAACGATACTATTGTAATAGCACCTACACCAAATGCTACCTATACAATTCAATTAAATTATATCTTGAAAGATACAGGTTTATCTAGTACAAATACAACAACATACATTAGCGAGTATTTTCCCAACGGACTTTTGTATGCATGTTTAGTCGAAGCTTTTAGCTTCTTGAAGGGGCCAAATGATCTCTTGCAATTATATGAAGGAAAGTATAAACAAGTGGTAGAAGGCTTCTCAATCGAACAAATGGGAAGACGAAGACGAGATGAATATCAATCAGGTGTTCCTCGAGTCGGAGGAAAATAAGGAGATAAACTATGGCTATAACACAAGCGATTGCAAATGCGTTTAAAAAACAATTGTTAGAAGGAGATCACAACTTTAAAGCATCTGGTGGTGATAAATTCAAACTAGCTCTTTTTACTTCTTCAGCTACTCTAAACTCAGCGACTACTGCTTACAGCACATCAAATGAAGTAAGTAATAGTGGTCAGTACACAGCAGGTGGTGGTGCATTAACTAATGGTGGAACTTCAATCGGAACAGGAACTGGTAAAGGAGTTGCGATAGTTGATTTTGCTGACAGATCATTTACTGGTGTAACGTTGACTGCTAGAGGAGCTTTAATCTATAATACTTCATCTGCAACTACAAATGCAGCTGTTGCAGTTTTAGATTTTGGAGGAGATAAAACAGCTACATCAGGAACTTTTACAGTACAATTTCCAGCATTTACTACAGCAGCAGCTATATTAAGAATCTCTGGTTAATAGGAGTTTTAAATGGCATTAGTCGTAAATGACAGGGTTAAAGAAACCTCTACCACTACTGGTACAGGCACCCTTAATCTTGCAGGAGCAGTTTTAGGTTTTGAAACATTTGTAGCAGGTATTGGTAATTCTAATACAACTTATTACTCTATCGTAAATGAAAATGGTGAGTTTGAGGTTGGTATTGGTACAGTAACTGACGCTTCACCTGATACTCTATCAAGAACTACAATTTTATCATCGTCAAATAGTGATTCTGCAGTAAACTTTTCTGCGGGCACTAAAGATGTTTTCTGTACTCTTCCTGCATCTAAATCAGTTATACTAGATGCTAGCGGAAACATTGTTGCAAACAATGGATCTAATTTAACAGCTTTAAACGCAAGTAACTTAGCAAGTGGAACCGTTGCAAATGCAAGACTAGACGCAGATCTTGCTGCAATTGGAGGTTTAACATCAGCAGCAGATAAAGGTATTCAATTTACAGGATCAGGAACTGCAGCAACATATGATTTAACATCTGCAGGTAAAGCACTTCTTGATGATGCAAACGCTGGTGCTCAAAGAACTACTTTAGGATTAGGAACAGCTGCTGTATTAGATACAGGAATATCAAATACAAACGTACCTAAATTTACAAGTGGTGTAGCAGACGATGATTTTTTACGTGTAAACGGAACAGATATTGAAGGACGTTCTGCGAGTGAGGTTCTTTCAGACATAGGTGGTCAAGCTTCTTTAACTTTTGGAATAGCAAATACTAATGCAGTAAAAATAGATAGTTCATCAGTAGCTGATGATGATTTTGCTCGTTTTACTGCTAGTGGTTTAGAAGGTAGAAGTAATTCTGAAGTTAGATCAGATCTAGGTTTAGCTGCTTCTGCAACAACTGATACAACAAATGCTAGTAATATTAGTTCTGGTACTTTACCAAATGCAAGATTAGATGCACAATTACAAGATGTTGCAGGATTAGCAACAACAGCAGGAAAAATTATTCAAGGTGATGGGTCAAACTTTGCTCTTTCAGCTTATACACTTCCAACATCAGATGGATCTGCAAATCAAGTTTTAACAACTAATGGTTCTGGAGCTGTTACTTTTGAAACTCCTACAACTGGAGATATTACAGGTGTAACTGCAGGATCTGGTTTAACTGGTGGGGGAG